GAGAATAAAACCTTTGTCCAACCACCGGACGATGATGGTTCTCTTACGATATCTTCATCGGCTTTCTTTGGTTCTGCGTCTGTAGATGTTGAAGGCGTTGCAAAAAACGAGATAGAGCTTATTACTCGTTATAGAGAAATGAGTATGCAACCCGAAATCGAAGCTGCTATTGAAGATATTGTTAACGAAGCAATCGTTAATGATGATGATGGTAAAAGCATCAAGTTGGTAATGGACGATTTAAAACAATCGGATAAAATTAAAAAAGCCATTTATGATGAATTCGATAACGTCCAGAGACTATTAAATTATAATAATATGTGTTCTGATATATTCAGAAGATATTATGTTGATGGACGTTTATTTTATCAAATTATTATCGATGTCGAAAATCCTCAAAAGGGAATTCTTGAGTTAAGATATATCGATCCAAGAAGAATCAAAAAAGTTAGACAAATCAAAAAGGTAAAAGATCCCCAAACTGGTGTGGATTTGATCGATAAAGTTGATGAATATTATGTTTATAATGATAAAGTAACCCAAAGTTTAACTACTCTTGGTGTAAAAATCGCCACAGATTCAATTATTTACGTAACTTCTGGACTAATGGACCCCAGAAGATCAATGGTTCTTAGCTATCTTCATAAAGCTATTAAACCATTAAATCAATTAAGAATGATTGAAGATGCTTCAGTCATTTACAAGATTTCAAGAGCGCCACAAAGAAGAGTATTCTATATTGATGTCGGCAATCTACCAAAAATAAAAGCCGAACAATATGTTCGTGATATCATGACCAAATATAAAAATAAATTGGTTTATGATGCAAATACAGGCGAAGTTAGAGATGATAGAAAACATCTATCAATGTTGGAAGATTTTTGGCTCCCTCGTCGTTCTGACGGAGGAAAAGGCACGGAAATAACAACATTGCAGTCAACCGATAATTTCAATGACATGGCAATGGTTGAATATTTTCAACAGAAATTATATAAATCATTAAACGTTCCTTTGACTAGATTAGATCCATCTCAAGCTGTTTCTATTGGTAGATCAATGGAAATTACCAGAGATGAGTTAAAATTCTCGAAATTCGTTGATAAACTTAGAAAGAAGTTCTCTGATATTTTTTATCAAGCTCTAAGAGTACAGTTAGTATTAAAAGGAGTTTGTACAGAAGAAGAATGGAAACAGTTTAAAGAAGATATTTTCTTTGATTTTACTATCGATAATAACTTTGTAGAGTTAAAAGAATCGGAATTAATGACCGAAAGGTTGAATATTCTAGCAACAGTAGATCCTTTTGTTGGTAAATATTATTCTAAGAAATGGATTAGAGAGAATATTCTTCGTCTAAATGAAGAAGAAATTAAACTGATGGATGAAGAAATTCTTGAAGAAAGAGAAACAGATTTTGCACAACAATCTCAAGATCAAGAAAAACAAATAACTCTTCAAGCACAAGCGGCTGAATTAACTAATAAGTTAATGCCTCAACCAGATCAACAAATTGATGCTGGAGCAGAACAAGAACAGCCGCAACAACAGCAACCAGCAGCTAGAAACAATAATCCATATAATATACAACAGTAATAAATAACTAATATAAAAATATTAAGAGGACTCTTAGATGGACGAAAATATTACAGACGCAATCGAATTTGCATCAACAGATAACATTGCAGATATGCAAACTTCTATCGTGTCAGCATTACAATCAAAAATTGCAGATGCTTTAGAAGCAAAAAGAATCGAAGTTGCACAATCTTTCATGCAAAAGGAAAATGAATCCGAAGAACCAGTTGACGATTTCGAAGATGAAGATTTAAACGAATATGAAATAGTAAAAGTTTATAATCCAAAAACTGGAAGACATGAATACGTTGACGATGAGGGTAATGTTGAGCATGGTTCAAATGGAGCAGCATGGCAAAAAAGCTGGTACAGCAGAAAAAGACCAAGTAGCCATTCTTCGAATGCTCCCTCAAATACTACTCAAAAAATCTATCACAATGTTCCATTTAAACAAAAAGACCAAGCCAAAGCCGAAGGTATGCGTTTTGATGGCGAAAAGAAAAAATGGTATCATACTAGCGATCAAAATTCTAAAAAATCAGCATTTCCTAAATTACAAGAATCTCATCTAGAAGAAAAACTTTCTGTTTCCGATGGTGTTTCTGCTTGGATTAAAGATTTTGTTCATTCCGATGATTCTAGATTCGAAGGAAAATCCAAAGAAGAAAGAAGACAAATGGCTCTTGGTGCATTCTATGATGCAAAGAAACAACAAAATGAAGAAGTGGAGCAAATTGATGAATTATCAAGATCTGGCATCATTTCTAGATATATTAATAAAACCAATCCGGACTATAGTTCTCCAAAAGAAATCGAAAAACGCAAAGAAGGTCGTAGTTTAGCCCTCAAAAAGAAATGGGGAGATAAAAAATTCGGTTTTCCAGAGCCAAAAGTAAAAGCTAAAGACTAAAAAAGTAAATGAAAAATAAAACTTTAAGAGAACCTCCTGTTAATCTCGTTCTAAGAAGAACGGCTATACAAACCTTTCCGGGAGGTCAAAAGGTCGCACTTTATTTCTGCGATCAACTTAAAAAGTATTTTTCTTTGAATTATGGAAAGTCCGGAATCGAAATAATGGAATCGGACTTTTCTGTAATCGAAAAACTGAAAACAATAGAAGATATAGAACCATTATATTTCCATGATGGTTCTTCTCTTAATATAGATAAAGAATGTTCTGAACATATCCTAGAAACATATAATCTTCTTTCTGAAGGAAAATCGGAATTTGAAGAGTATATTATGCAATCAGAAACTAATTTCTTGAAGATTTTAAAATATTCAGTAGACAAATTTAAAAAGGAAACATAAATGAGCGTTTCAAGAGTAAGATATATAAAGAATTTTTTCCCGATAGTATCGTATACCTATACTAATAATTTAATTACTGTATTTGCTAATAATCATAATTTATTCACCGGAGTAGATGTAACTCTAACTTCTGGTGTTAGTTATGATGCATATACAGCAAAAGCAAATGTTACTTCTGCAAATACTTTTACAGTTCAATGTAATAAGCATATGCAAAACATCGATAGCTATTGCATTAATGGGTTTTTATCAAACCAAACCGGAGAAAAACCAGCACATACTCTGCCAAGAGCTACAGGAACAGATACTATTGTACAATCATATGTAAATGGTACTGGCGGTGCGGCATATAAAATTGATGTATCTTTAGATGGAGTAAATTGGATTTATGCCAACACAATATCACACGGTTCAAACTCAGGTAATACTACCTATATTACATTAAAACCGGGTTGGGCTTATATGAGAGCCAATGTTACTAGTGTTGGAGCAAATACTAATCTGGTTATTATGACCGGAGAGTAAGATGCCTTTGGTAACTTCAGCCGATTGTTATAAAAAATACGGAAACCCATTCAAAGAGAAAAATATGACTCTTTGGGTGGTTCCAAATTATTTACATATTGGTCCAGTTCCAAGAAAGATTTATTGTAATGAAGATATGATCATTCCATTAACCAATGCTTTTGAAAATATTTTAAAAGCGGGAATATCAGATCAGTTAAAAACTTGGGATGGATGCTTTAATATTAGAGCAAAAAGAGGAGCAAAATCGGCTTCTCTACATTCTTGGGGAATTGCTATTGATATTAATGCTGCATGGAATAGGTTTGGAAAGAATCCAACTATGTCTCCAGAATTAGTAAAATGTTTTACCGATGCTGGGTTCATATGGGGCGGAAATTTTACTAAAATTAAAGATGGTATGCATTTTGAACTTGGAAAAATATAATGGCAATTCCAAGAAAAAATAAAATATATGAAAGACAAAGAAACGATCTTGGTAGGTATATTTAAAGGAATACATATGTCAGACAAAATACAAGAATTAATTGAATCTTTAAACGAAAATAATATAGAAAAATGTAATTCTATACTAGATGAAATGATCAAAGAAAAAATTTCTTTGAGGTTACAAGAGAAAAAGATTGAAATTGCTTCTTCTATTTTGGAAGGTGATATTAAAGTTTTTAATAAAAAACAAAAGAAAAGAATAGCTAGGCATTTAGGTTCCATTGCTAGAAAAGAAGGCGATCCTGTAAGAAGTATTACTGCCGTTGGTAGAAAAATGTTATCAACAATGCATCCAGAAAAAGTTAAAAAGATATTAGCTACAGAAGGTGTTAGACCAGCTACTATAAAATTTTCAGATGCTCATAGACATTTAACTGGTATTGGATATGATTTAATTAGACAAAGCGGATCTAGTCATAAAGTATATAAAAGAAAAGGAAGTAAAGATATAGTTCTTGCTCCACATGGAAAAGATGTTTCCGCACCTTCTACACGAGACGTTTATAATGCATTAAAAGCTCATACTAATTTAAAAGAACAAAATGAGCCATATAAACAAAGCCCAGTTGTTAGGGCAAGTTTATTACATATTCGAAGAGAAAAAGTAAAAGAACACGATCCAAAACAATATAAAAAAGAACTGAAAAAATTAGATTCGGTTTAAAATCAATTCAAATCAAAGAGGAATATCAATGAAATTACTAAGAGAAGATATAGAAGATTTTGAAGTTTTGACAGAATCTACTGCTTCTGGAGCAAAAAACTATTACATCCAAGGTCCATTTATGGAATGGGGTGTAGCTAATAGAAACAACAGAATTTACATGGAAAATGTTATGCTTCCAGCAGTTGAAAAATATATGGAAGATTACGTCGAACGTAATAGATCCGTTGGAACATTAGGACACGAAGATAGCCCAAGAATTTCTGAAGGAAAAATCTCTCATATTATAACAGAGATGAAATTAATCAGAAAAGGTCCAGATAAAGGAGATGTTTGGGGCAAAGCAAAAGTTTTAGAAACTGCTGCTGGAAAAGAACTAAAAGCACTAATCGATGGAGGAGTTTCTTTTGGTTGTTCTTCTAGAGCATTGGGTTCTATTAAAGAAGGAGAAAATGGTATTAGAGTCGTTCAAAGTGACTTTACTATCTCTTGTGTAGATGCAGTTCTACAACCATCAGGAATGTCCTGTTGGGTTGACGGCATTATGGAAGATGCTGAGTGGATGTTTGTTGATGGCAGAGGATGGGTACAACAGTACAGAGAAGAAGCGAAGCAAACATTGAAAAAAGTAAAATCTAAAGATATTGAAGCAGTAGCTTTAAAGATTTTTGAAAACTATATGAATAGATTGTAAAAAATTTCATTCTTATAAATACGTTATATAATAATATTTAAGCATATTTAAGGAGATTATAAATGTCTAAATTAAATTTATCCGAAGCTGCTGCTAAGATTCTAGAAGGAGATGCTGCTTCTAATCTTGCTTCAAGCAAAGCAAAGGCTCCATCTGCCTCTTTTGGAGATGGGTATAAGCCAAGTGTATCTGCTCCACAGCAGTCCACAAAAGATATTGGTAGCAATGGTTATTCAACAGATGACAAAGCTCTAGATCCTACCAATGGTGTTCCTACAGCAACTGCTCCAGGAAAAACTCCTCCAGTTGGTTCCGAACCAATGAAGAAACTTGCAACTCAACCTGGTGAAAAAGCTGGTCGTTCCGATTTAGCTAAATCTCCAGAAGTTGAACCAGAAACTTCTAAGGCAGCGGAAAAAGGAGAACGTACTAAGGCTACTCTAGCTTCTGTTAAGAACCAAGGAAATCCTAAAGCCGTTACATCTTGCAATACTTGCGAAGATGAAGACGAGGAAGAGTACGAAGAAGACGAAGAATTAGAAGAAGCAACCGTTGAAGAAGTTATGGAAGATTTAGAAAACATGGATGATGAAACATTCATGGAAAAATATGGTTGCAACAAGGAATTTGCAGTAGAAGCAATGTGCGACGGCGAAGATTCTGAAGAAGACGAAGACGAAGACGAAGATAAAGAAGAAATGAAAGCCAAGAAAAAAGCAGAAATGAAAAAGAAAGTTGCTGAAGATGTAGATGCGATGCTTTCTGGCGAAAATCTTTCTGAAGAATTCAAGGAAAAAGCCTCTATGATCTTCGAAGCGGCTGTTGAAGCTCGTGTTGAAGAAATTGCTTCTGAACTAGAAGAAAAGTATATTGCTGAGTTTGAAGAAACTCTCCAAACTGTTAAGGAAGATTTTGCTTCTAAACTAGATTCTTATCTAGATTATGTAGTAGAAAATTGGATGGCTGAAAATGAATTAGCCATCGAAAAAGGACTTCGTTCTGAGATCGTAGAAGATTTCATCGGAGCTTTAAAGAATGTGTTCGTAGAACATTATATCGATATCCCAGAAGACAAAGTTGACATTGTTGAACAACTAGCTGATCGTGTAGAAGAGCTAGAAGGTCAAGTAAATGAACAACATCTAAAGAATATTGAACTAAAAAAGTCTCTATCTGAACACAAAAAAGAAGAAGCAGTACATCTAGCATGTGAAGGTTTAACTCTTTCTCAAGCTGAGAAGGTTAGAGCACTAGCTAAGAATGTCGAATTTGTTTCAGAGGAAGATTTTTCCGAGAAACTAGTTGCTATTAAAGAAAGTTATTTTCCAACTGAAATTAAGGCAGCTTCTGCAGATTCTTTAAACGACATGATTGAACTCGATGAAGATAATACGACTAAAGTGGTCGATCCCTTAATCGAATCTTATGTTAACAAGATTACTAGACTCGCTAAATTTTAATTTTTTATAAATATTAAATAATATTTAATTAAGGAGATACCTAAAATGTACTTAAACGAAGAAGAAGTTGTAAACAAGTGGAGTCCTATTCTGGAACATCCAGAACTAGACCCAATTAAAGATCCCTACAAGAAGGCAGTCACAGCTATGGTTCTTGAGAACCAACAAAAAGCTATGGATGCTGAACGTCAGGCCATTAACGAAACTGCTCCAACTAACGTTGCTGGTGGAATTCAAAACTTCGATCCTATTCTAATCAGTCTAG